TCCACTAAGTCCACTAGAACCAGATGTACCACTAGATCCACTTGTTCCACTAAGTCCACTAGAGCCTGATGTACCACTAAGTCCACTTGTTCCACTAGATCCACTTGTTCCACTAGAGCCAGAAGTACCTCGAGTACCACTAGAGCCTGATGTACCACTAAGTCCACTAGAGCCTGATGTACCTGAAGATCCACTAGTTCCACTAGAACCAGAAGTACCACTAAGTCCACTAGAACCAGAAGTACCACTAAGACCTGAAGAGCCACTTGTACCACTAAGACCTGAAGAGCCTGATGTACCACTAAGACCTGAAGAGCCTGATGTACCGCTAAGACCACTAGAGCCTGATGTACCACTAAGACCACTAGAGCCTGATGTACCGCTAAGACCACTAGAGCCTGATGTACCACTAAGACCTGAAGAGCCTGATGTACCGCTAGATCCACTAGTTCCACTAGAACCAGAAGTACCACTAAGACCTGAAGATCCACTAGTTCCACTAGAACCAGAAGTACCACTTAATCCTGAGCTTCCTGATGTACCGCTAAGACCACTAGAGCCAGAAGTACCACTAAGACCTGAAGAGCCTGATGTACCACTAAGACCTGAAGAGCCTGATGTACCACTTGTACCACTAGAGCCAGAAGTACCACTAAGTCCACTAGAGCCTGATGTACCTGAACTTCCAGATACTCCACTTGATCCTGATGTGCCATTAGAACCAGACGTACCGCTAGAGCCACTTGAGCCACTAGTACCACTTGAGCCACTAGTACCGCTCGACCCACTTAAACCTGAGCTACCAGATGTACCTGAAGAACCTGATACTCCTGAACTACCGCTAGTACCACTTGATCCACTAATTCCAGAACTGCCAGATGTACCACTAGATCCGCTAAGGCCTGAAGAGCCGGATGTACCATTAGAGCCAGAAGCTCCAGAACTACCAGATGTACCTGAAGAACCGCTTGTTCCAGAACTTCCAGAAGTTCCGCTAGAACCCGATGTACCTGAACTACCTGATGTACCTCGTGTTCCAGATGATCCACTTGTTCCACTAGATCCAGACGTTCCTGAACTGCCTGAAGTTCCAGAGCTACCACTTGTACCTGATGTTCCGCTTGAGCCAGACGTGCCGCTAAGTCCACTAGAGCCAGATGTACCTGAACTTCCAGATACTCCGCTTGATCCTGATGTGCCACTCGAACCACTAGTACCTGATGAACCGCTAAGTCCAGAGCTACCACTAGTACCTGATGAACCACTAATTCCAGAACTGCCAGATGTACCACTAGATCCGCTAAGGCCTGAAGAACCGGATGTACCATTAGATCCACTAAGTCCTGAACTTCCACTAGTACCTGATGAACCAGATAATCCACTAGATCCAGATGTACCATTAGAGCCAGAAGCTCCAGAACTACCAGATGTACCTGAAGAACCATTTAGTCCTGAGCTACCTGAGGTACCGTTTGATCCACTAAGTCCACTAGAGCCAGAAGTACCGCTTGATCCACTAAGTCCACTAGAGCCAGAAGTACCGCTTGATCCACTAAGTCCACTAGAGCCAGAAGTACCACTTGATCCGCTAAGTCCACTAGAGCCAGAAGTACCACTTGATCCGCTAGTTCCTGAACTACCGCTAGATCCGGATGATCCAGAAGTACCACTTGATCCGCTAAGTCCACTAGAGCCAGAAGTACCAGAAGAACCGCTAGTTCCTGAACTACCGCTAGATCCTGATGATCCAGAAGTACCACTTGATCCGCTTGTTCCTGAAGACCCACTTGATCCTGAGCTTCCGCTTGATCCAGAAATTCCTGAACTACCTGATGTTCCGCTAGAACCAGAGCTTCCGCTTGATCCTGAACTACCACTAGAACCAGAAGTTCCTGAGCTACCGTTAATTCCTGAAGTACCACTTGATCCAGAAGTACCATCGATTCCACTAGTTCCGCTCGATCCACTTGAACCGCTAGAACCAGAAGTTCCTGAAGAACCACTAGTACCAAATGTTCCACTAGACCCGCTAGAACCACTTGAGCCTGACGTACCTGAAGTACCATCGATTCCACTAGTTCCACTCGAGCCTGAACTACCTGATGTACCGCTAGAACCAGAAGTACCGTGTAATCCTGATGTACCGCTTGAACCAGAAGTACCACTTACTCCACTTGAACCAGAAGTACCTGAACTTCCAGATACTCCGCTTATTCCAGAACTGCCTGATGTACCTGAACTACCTGCGCTTGGAATATTTACTGTTACTGACGATCCAGTATTCGATGCCGTAACTCCAGGTCCAGTAAAATTAATTAATGAAGCAGCTGAAGTTAATGGTATTCCATCATCTTCTATTGCAACAGGCGATCCACTTCCTCCACCTCCTTCAATTACAGTTATTACACCATAGTGATTTATTTTACACAACTTTCCTCCATTGCTTGTATCAAATCCGATTAAATAAGCTCCGACTGGAATCTTAACATAGTCAATTAATGTAAAATCTATAGTAGGATAAACATGGCTAACCCCCATTTATTAAGATATCTTTATTATATTTATCATAAAAATAAAACTTTTTCATGGTACCATGTATAAAAATAAAAAGTAAAAATATGGTAATTTATCAAGCACGTACCTTTGCTGGAGTTTATGAAGAGCTTTTAAATGACTTAATTAATGATCCTGAGTATATCACTAAACCTCGAGATATGAAAATTAATGAGATTTGTGATGTATCATTAGTAATAGAAAATCCATTATCTTGTCTCTATTCAAATCCATTTAGATCATCTCAATCCAAATATATTGCAGCTGAATTCTTATGGTATTTCATGGGTAGAAATGATGTTGAATATATTGCAAAATATGCAAAGTTCTGGGAATCAATTAAAAATGATGATGATACAGTTAATTCATCATATGGTCATCTTCTCTTTAATAATAAGAATGAACATGGGATCACACAATATCGTTGGGCATTAGAATCATTAGCAAAAGATAAAGATTCACGACAAGCGGTCTTACACTTTAATTTACCTATTCATCAGAGATCAGATAATAAAGATTTTGTTTGTACTATGTATGGAATATTCCAAATTAGGGATAATAAACTTAATTTTACAATAAGTATGAGAAGTAATGACGTAATTCTAGGATTGCCAACCGATGTTGCATTTTTTGTAACTCTACAATCTCAAATGCTTTCTCATCTTCGTACTCACGCAGGATATCCAGAATTAGAGCTTGGTACATATACACATATTGCTAATTCTTCTCATATTTATGAAAGACATTTTGAGATGGCAAAAAATATGATAATTAAAAAATTTGAGCCTGAATCAATGCCTGAAGTAAAAATAAATTTAATAAATATTGATGGAACTCCAACTGATTCATTTATTGCTCTTTTTAATAATCAAGAAGAGCCACTAGTATTAGAAGATGAATTATATAATTGGATAATAAATAACGTTAACTCATGAAAAAATATATTATAAATGGAATAAAATCAGTTATTACACTGCTTTTATTAACTGCAGTATGTCACTACCTTTATAAATGGAATCATTTAGATAAAGTATTTGGACCTACTGTAAAGTATGAACAATGGATAGCAATAATTGTTATTGTACAGACACTTATCCCAGCAAAAGAATTATTTTCATCCGACAACAAAGATAAAGATGACAAATAAAGATCTTAAATATCATTTGACTTATTTAAAGATGGCTACTGAATGGTCTAGTCTTTCATGCTGTAATCGTAAAAAAGTTGGTGCATTAATTGTTAAAGATAGCACCATTATATCTGATGGGTTTAATGGAACACCTAAAGGATTTTCTAATGATTGTGAAGACGCAAATGGTGATACTTATTGGTATGTTTTACATGCTGAAGCAAATGCTATGCTTAAGGTTGCTAGATCTACTCAAAGTACAGATGGTTCAACCCTATATGTCACTTATTCACCATGTAAAGATTGCTCAAAAATGATTATCCAGGCTGGCATAAAATTAGTAATATACCGAGAAGAATATAGAGATCTTTCAGGAATTAGAATTTTACGTGAAGCTGGTGTAAATGTAATAAAATTAGATATAGTATGAATGAAAGATTAATAAATATCGTATTCGTTAAAGATTATAAAAGCTTTATTCTAGCTTTTGATAAAAAGGATAAAAGTGATTATATTTTAAATGTAAGTAAATTAATTAAAGATAAATTTAATACGAAATTTATTGTTCCTAATAAAGTGCAATCTTTCTTACTTAATTATGAGATAAAGAAACTTTTAGATAAGGCTATTACTTTAAAAAATGATAAATATTCTAGAGTAATTTACCTAAATTCAAATCTTTCAATTACATCTATTTTAAATACTATCGACTTTATTAATGAGGAGTATGTAGGATTTACTTTTAATTATCAATTAATTGATTCTCTTGACTCTGATTTAACTGATGTAAAATTTCCAGAATATTTAAATATTGTTACTACAAAAAAAGAGCCTCAATATTGAGGCTCTTTTAATTTTATTATCTATTCGATCGATGTAATTTTTGTACCCAGTCTGGAATCTCTCCATCTGGAGATTCCATTGAACTAAATGGATTTGCTCCAAAAGCTTCATCTGAATCATCAAATTTTCCAGTTTCTTCAAAGCTTCTTAATTGTGCTTCAATATCTCTTAAATCTGAAATCGTTTGATTTGACTTAGTTGCATAATTTGTAGCAGTTTCATTATCTTCTTCTGAATCATTATCTTCAGGATATACATAAGGTTCTTCATCTTCAGGATATTCACTGTTTGCTTCTTCTCCATTAATATAATAGTCAGCTTCATTAATAAATCTTTCAAATGAAGTATATGTCTTTCCTTCTTTTAATGGCTCAATCTCAACTACTGGAATCCCAGTACGAGTATCATCATAAGTAAAAGGTTTCTTCTTTTCCTGTTTGTATACTAAATCATGTGACATTGCTTTATATGTAGGGTCATATACTGGATGAGAAAATGCAGGATCCCTCTCAACAGTTCTACGATAACCATCTAATTTAGGTGACTTATCTATTAAGCTTCCCTTTCCGTCTCTTAGTGCCATTACTGAACTTGGTCCACCGAATCCTGGTTTCTTAAGATCCATATAATTATCGAAATTTAAGATATCTCGACGATGTGCATCAAACATTTCCATCTTATTTTATATTTTTTAAACTTTTATTTCTCCTATTCTAGTTTCAGTCCAATTATCTGCTCTATACGTCATTGATACATTATATATTTCAGTCGATGTATAATTAAGTGTAACTGCAGTTAATGCAGAGTTTGGGATAATTCCAGGAAAACTCCATTCTCTAAAAATAGTACCTGCCTTATCTGTCATATGTACTGACATTGATCCAACATAATCTTTCTTTAATCCTTGTTTACCAGTTAATGGATTATATACAATATCGTTCCATGCTCTAAGCGTATTATAGATATATGCATCATTATCTTCATTTAAATTGACTGTAAAATTAAGTACAAGATCTGCATATGTTTTATCTGGTAAAGCTGCAGCATAAGATCTAGTAGCAAACTTATATGCTTGAGTAGCCAATGTCGATCCATTTGAATTATTCTCAGGTAAACCACTTAATGTTGTCACATGTTCAACTAATAAACTAACGTTTGATCCAGTGATTGATGCTGGTGGTGTTAATATTACTTCGAATTGATTTTGAAATACAGGTTCGTAGTAATTAGTCGCTGCTTGGGAGTTACTCCAATATGGTAATGCCATAATCTGTTAATTATTTTATTTTATTTATTTCGATTAAGTGTATCTAAATCATTTGATCCAGTTGAGTCTAAATCTTCTCCTTCAATCGGTTCATCTACTTGTTTAGGAGCCTCTTCAATATTAAATAAATTATCGAAATCAATAGTTGATCTAACCGATACTTCAGTTGATCTATTTGAATATTTATCGATACTTACTTTATCTCCTCTGAAGTCTAGTGATACTGATGGTAATATTGTTCTAAAAATAAGTTCATTCGTATTATCAACTGAATCATATACTAGGATTTCTGAAATTTTTGGATTAGATTCATTTGTTATTATAAAACTTCCAGTCGGTCCATCAATATTTACTTTAATATTATTCCAACTATTAATTGCCTTTCCGTCTAGTGTATCAACCATTCCAGTAGAAAGCTTAAGCGTAATACTTGGATTACCTGAATCTATGCCACTAGTCGATACTTCACGTAAAACAATATCGTTTGCCATTAAGCGAATATTAATAATCGATCCATTAAAATACTTATCATTAATTTCTTTAATTTGAGCAGAAGTTAATTTCGTTGTGTATACAACTTCATTAACTTGTTCAGATTGTGATATATCTCCAGTAGCAGGCTGAGGAGTGTCTTGTGAAGGAGGCACTGTACTAATTTCTCCAGCCATTTCTTGTGCATATGCTGGATTAATTATTCTTTTAATTGCTTCACTTGCTAAGTCAAATTTTCTTTTAAGTAGATTAACTTCACTTAGAGTAACATATGCAAGAGTAGCATGACCTTCAATAAATTTCATATCTGGAAATATATCGACTTGATTTAAGTAGCCATTAATATTATTTTGATCAATATTAACATGACCATCAACAATTGACCATTTTAAATCATAGTTTAAAATAGCCTGAAAGATAAATCCTCCATCCTTTATGTTTGCTTCATCTGAAGATGATTGCTCAAATAATTTAATCATTACTTTTTACTATCTCTAGTGCGTTTATAATTTTTCCAAAGTTCATTATAGATACCGCATGATGCTCCTAAGAAGTTAATAATACCAACATATTTCTTCTTATCTTCACCATCCATATTTGCAACCTTCGTGCCAATACGTTTAGCATCACTTAATGTAAGCTCTTCGTCTTCTTCTTTTCCAACTAGTTTCTTAAGATCACCTTTCTTTTCAAGAAGTGCATACTTATCAAAGCTTGTAATAGCTCTTTTCATGTGGTTAATTATTTTTTACCAACAATATTCTTACTCTTAACCGTTGACATATATTGTTTAGTATATTTGTCAAGTTGTT